AAGATATTCTTTTGTAATTGAACAAGGAGCAACTACAAATATACAAATAAATTGGACCGATGTAAGTGGCTCTGCTATTGATTTAACGGGATATAATGCAAGAATGCAAGTTAGACCGGCAGTTGAATCATCTCAAATTCTATTATCACTGTCTTCATCACTTCAATCCGATAACACTGGAATCAATCTAAGCGGTAGTAATTTTAATACTCCGTTACAAAGTGGTTCATTAGCAATTTATATATCAGCTGCATCATCTTCATTATTAAACTTCGGAGAGGGGTTTTATGATTTAGAGTTGGAAAAGCAAGGTGAAGTTACAAGATTAATTGAGGGTAAAATTAAACTGTCTAAAAACGTAACAAGATAAGATGTCAGTAAGTGTAACAAAAAATTTAACAAACGTAACCATATCCTCTGTTGGGGTTTCTGGTAGAAATGGTACATCTGGAACTTCTGGTACTTTTTCAAATCGAATTAGTAGTTCAATATATATTTCAGGCTCTATTGTTCCAAACACTGCTCCCGGTGAATTTACATCATCATTTAGTTTAGGTTCGGCAACAAATGCTTGGAAAGAGTTGTGGGTAAGTAATGGTAGTGTTAATTTTGTAGACCCTTTGAGTGGAAATACTGCATCAATTTCATTAAATGAAAACAATGTAATTTCAGTTCAACAAATAGAATCAATTGGAAACCTAAATGTAACGGGTTCATTGGGGGTTAATTTTATTGAAATAGGTGGAGAGGTTGATTGGCCAATAGTAAATGAAGGGGATACTCCATCAGGTATCAATTTGGGCCCGCATAAAATTTTTAGTAGTAAATTAAATAAAAATCTAGCAATTCACAGTAATTATCCAATTAATATACATTTAGGTAAAGTATCTGATGAAAATTCAAAATTAAATATAACTGGTTCTGTTAAACTACATGGTGATAAAGGACTTGGTAGAATAAATCCATTTGATACTACATTAGAAGTAATAGGAAATTCAGAATTTAGTGGTTCATTAAATGTAACTGGTTCGGTTAATATTGATAGTGTTATTAAATTAACACCGGTAGAAACTTTCCCAAATGGACAAGCTGGAATGTTAGTAGCATCAGCATCGTATGGTAAAACAAATTTATATATGTATGATGGTTCTGATTGGAAATGGTTAGTTACAGGTTCAATCACATAATTTTACATAATCCCTTTCCAAACACTATTCTTTCGATTGTTTATATTTATAGGTAACGTAAAATAATTACTTATAATGGCATTAGAAACATTAATATACCCTGGTTCATCTTCATTCTTTCCGGGACAAACCCCATTTGGAATATATGATGATGATTATAACTTCCAAGAAGATGCTCCAAAAGTGGCACTTTGGTGTGCTAGAAGATTAGGTTACCCTATCCAAAACATAGAATTAATAGATGAAAACTTCTATGCATGTTTTGAAGAATCGGTATCCGAGTACGGTGCACAGGTAAATCAATTTAATATTCGTAATAATTTGGATTCTCTTAAAGGAAAATCTAAAAGTACAAATCTTACAAGTAAATTAGTCCAAGGTTCAAATTTACCCAATTTAATAGCAATTTCCGATGCCTATGGTACATTGGCAGGAGTTGGTGGTAATACTGATATTAAGAAAGGACATATTAATTTAATTCCTGGTCAACAAGAATATGATTTAGATACACTATTTTCGGCGGTTAGTGAAAGTGGAAAACGTATTGAAGTAGTTAAAGTATTCCATGAACCAGTACCAGCAATCAATAGATTCTTTGACCCTTATTCAGTTTCTGGACAAGGTACACTAAACTTAATTGACGAATTTGGATTTGGTTCTTATTCTCCAGCTGCACAATTCGTATTGATGCCGGTATTTGAAGATTTACTTAGAATACAAGCAATCGAATTCAATGACCAGTTTAGAAAATCAGCATTTACATTTAATATCGTAAATGGTAAGATGAAAATTTTTCCAATGCCAACTTCTCAAAATATAAACCTTTATGGTAAACTATATTTTGATTATTATGTTAAGGACGAATTTACTGAAAACTCAACAACTGTAACACCAAATGTAATTTCTGATTATTCTGATATACCTTATAATTTTATGGAATATAGTGGTATCAATGATGTGGGTAAGCAATGGATTAGAAAATACTCATTAGGGTAAGCAATGGATTAGAAAATACTCATTAGCATTGGTGAAAGAGTTATTAGGTGCAATTAGAGAAAAATATTCATCAATTCCAATACCTGGTTCGGAAGTAAGTTTAGATGGTGCTGCATTGAGAAGTGAAGCACAAACTGAAAAGGAAGCTCTAATGACTCAATTAAGAGAAACGTTAGAGGAGTTAAGCAGAAAAGTTCAATTTGAAAATCGTAATAATGAAGCAAACCAACATCAAGAAATGTTGAGAAAAGTTCCATTAGCAATATACATAGGATAATATGGCAAGATTTACATTAGCAAGAGATATAAAATTCTTTGAGAGTATATCCAGAGAATTAGTAGATGCAGTTATTGAAACGGCTGTGGTACTATATAAACTTGTCATAGAAGATAGTAAAACAAATCTTTATGGAGAATCTTTAAATAAAACATATTATCAAGGAGTTGAAACAACTGCGGTAATAGAAAGAGAACCAGCTTCAAGTGAATACGAAGGATTTGGTGCTGATACTTCACAAATTGTACAATTCCGTTTCAATAGATTTACACTAAAAGAAACTGGATTTTATCCTGAAGTTGGTGATATTATTTTTCATAATAACGGATATTTTGAAATAGATAATGTTACCGAAGACCAATTAATAGGTGGTAGAGTTGAAACTGGTGATGGTGAAGCATTCTCTATTATATGTTCAACATTTATGACTAGAAGAAGTTCTATACAAACTGAAATGAGAGTATTATAATGGATAAAAGAGAAACAAATAGAGCCAAACAATTACCAATAGATTCTCAATATGTAAAAGGAGTATCTTTAATAGATGTGGATACTACTATTGCAGAATACATGTCTTCTGTTATAGTTCCTGATTTGGAAGAAAATGGTAATTTGGTAAAAGTTCCTCTAATATACGGAAACGCTGAAAGATGGAAAGGCGCTAGAAAAGATGGATATTTAAAAGATGCAAGAGGTAGAATACAAATACCGTTAATAATGTTTAAAAGAAATTCGATTGAAAGAAATACAACATTTCAACCATTCAGAGAACAAAACACAATACCAGCTGTAAGAAAATATTCACCAAAAAATAGATATGAAAGATTTAATTTACAAAGTGGTGTAGCTGGACCTGCTTATGAAAATTATAGTGTAGCAGTACCATCTTATGTAACGATAGCTTATGAGGTAATGATTTGGACATCTTTTACCGAACACATGAATAAAATTGTTGAAGCTTTTCAATATGCAAACGATAAATACTGGGGTAGTGAAACTGGATACCGTTTTAAAACATCTTGAAACTGATTTAAGTGGTGATGCTTTTTCTGGAGCATCTTTGTATAATGAATATGCGCAAGTTGTAAATTTCATAGGATTAAAGAGTGTACAAAGAGCAGAATTTATAAATGCAACAACACTAAAATTAACAGGTGTAAGAAAGCCTGTACTTCCATCCGAATTAATTGGAGTATTTGATACAAACAATTGGTTTAGAATTTATATAAACGGAAGTTTTATTTCAAGCGGTAATTACATTAATGGTGTGTTTACTCCAAATTATTCATATAGTTTTAATAATAGTACTAACGAAATAATTTTTACTTTTAGCGGATTATCTTTTCCATTGGAGAATGATGATGAAATAGAGATAACTGGAAAATTTGAACAAATATAATATGAATATTAGACAACTTAAAAATATTATGAAAGAGGTGAACGAACCTAACGAATTTTTTTTAGATGCGTTTGATTTGCAACATCCTCTATATTGGGTATTTAAAGTAGATGGTGTTAGAGTTAAAACTTTGTTTCCAAAATTAGAAGGTATTAGAAAGCCTGATGCTAGATTCGATGTTTTTATAAACGGATTATTTATATCAGGTAATGATTATTTATATGAAAATGAAGGTAATATCTTTTATGTAAAATTTCTAAGAAGTAATTTTCCTCAATTTGACCGTTTTGGTAATATATATTCATTAGAAGAAACCGATGAAATTAAAATAAGCGGAGACGTAGAAAAATTTAATTAAATGGCACGAAAATCACCAAACATATTAATAGATACTACTCAAAGACTTAGAGATAGACTTGGATTTAAAGAATTTGTATTACAAGTAAATAAAGAAACTTTTGTATATCAATTTGCTCCAACTTCAATAACTGTATCAGATAACATATATTTTACATTAAATTTAAATAATAAGAGATTTATTGTATTACATTTGTTGCCGATGTTACTCGTTTACCAAATGAGGTATCTGCAAATGATTTTGAAATAAAAGGTAAAATAGCAGAAATAGAATAATGGCAAGATTAATACCTCGTAAACAGATTGAAGAACAACAAAATATAACAGGTTCTCTTACTATTGGAGAGAATTTGTTTTTAGGTAACGATGCTCTTGTTTCTGGTTCAATGTTTGTATCCAAAAGCTTCTTTTTTGGAAATGATACTGGTTCAAGAAATGAAATAACTGGTTCTGTATTTCTTACAGGCTCTCTAACAATAGATGGTGATTTATTTGTAGGAGCTCCTGATACTGTATTATCTATTAAAGCAAGTGGTTCGTTATCATCTGATGATACACAAAGATATGCTGGTATTCTTGCAAAAGATTTTGGTGCTAACCAACCTACATTATATGTTTCTTCAACCGATGGAGATGATACTAACGATGGTAGAACAATTCAGTATCCACTTCGTACAATTAAAAGAGCAGCTCAATTAGCAGCACCTGGATATGATGGTAGATATGGTTTTGATACCGGTTCGGTTTCAAATGGATATGTAATTAAGGTACAAGCGGGAACGTATTTAGAGGATAATCCTGTGATACTTCCATCCAACACAACCATTTGGGGTGCTGGTTTGCGTATTACCAAAATTAACGCTAAGAATCCCTCGGAAGACCTTTTCTGGGTAAACGCTGGGTGTTACATTGCGGAAGTTACTATGGGTGGCTTGAGATTATATCCAGACCAAATAAATCCTGAAAAGGGATTTGCTGTGGCTTTCCAACCTGGTGCATTTATTACAACTTCTCCATACGTTCAGAACTGCTCGCAGATTTCCAACCAAGAGAATTCATTCACCGAACTTTACGAAGAAATTCCGCCAGGTGGT